GACGCGGCCGTGTAGAACTCGCCGACCATGCACCCCATCTTGCCATCGGAGGCCTGACGCCCGATGCAGACGTAGAAGTCCGTGTCCTCGCCGGAGACGGTGTGGTCGTTCTTGACGACGACCCAGTGATGGGTGGCACCCGCGGAGTCAAACTCCTCCTCGAGTGTCCAGGCGCCGGAGGCGTGATCCACGAGGGCATCGCGCCACGCGTCTTGGACGACGGCCGCTGCCGCAGCAGCTGACGCCTCGCCGATGCTGAGGTTGTTGTGCTCGAGCGCCATGCTCAGTCCTCCCAAATATGTTCGTTGAACGAGAAGGTGATGTCTCCGGTCGCCCCGTCGTTGACGATGGAGTAGTAGGTGAAGCCGTCCGGGGCAATGCCGTGAGGCACTGGGAGGAGGAACATGCTGAGGAGATCTGCCGTGGCAAATATCTCGCAGATGAGCCCGTGGTCTCCGACCGGATCCTCGTCTCGAGGACGATCCGCATCCGCTGTGCGATATGCAGAGCCGACGTACAGCCGTAGACGGCACGGCGTGTCGGAAACGAACGAGTCGAGCCGATATGCGTGGCCCAACTCGAGTGCCCCGTTGTGGCCTGCGCCCGCAGTGAGTGCGGTGACGGTCTCGGAGACGGTGACACCGGTCTGATGAACAGACTCGGCCTCGATCTCCAGCATCCGTTCGGCCGTGAGGCCAGTGATGGTACCCATGGGGCCTCCTAAGCCGTGGTTTCGATCTGGTAGGTGTCCGCGTCGATGACGTTGACGGGGATACCCTTGACCTGGAAGGTGGTCGGGTTGAGCAGCGAGACTGCTGTGGCCGAACCACTGGCCGTCCAGGTGCCGTCACCGTTGTCGATGATGGTGACGGGGTTGTCGATCGTGTCGACTAGCTCTGCCAACGAAGGCAAATATGGCGGCTCGTTGGACGTGCCGTACAAGATGTCTTCGATGACATTGATCATGCCGAAGTCGAGATCCTTCGACTTGATAGATACATGCGCAGTGGGGCGATGCCCCGTCGCGAATTCAGGTGTCGACGTGAGATCCCAGGCAAATTCCACCGGAGACGGACTGTCACTGATGGAGGTGTTGCTGATGTCGCTTGGGACCGCTCGAAGGTTGTAGAGGAGGTGAATCGTGTAGTCCCCGTCGGTGCCGGAGACGTCGTCACCATTCTTGACCCGGTAACACAGCCCGAAGGCCTTGGGTCGCTGGTCGTGGAAGACCAAACCACTGCCTCGGCTCGACAGACCGATGCACTGTTCGAACTCCTCGGGGTAGGTGAGGGCCTTGAGAGTGCCTGTGAACTCACCCATGGCCTGGTAATCCAGGTACTTGATGCCGTCCTGGTAGTAGGACTTCATCTCGATGTTGAACTTCTCGTCCAACTCGGTCAGTCCGTTCCAGGGTGCAACCGTGCCGTCCGGGAGGTACAAGACGCCGCGATCTAGGCCGGCCTGAAACGAACGATCTCCTACTTGGTCCCACAGAAGCCGTGTCATGTCCCTCCTTTCAGCCGGTTGTGTTGAAGCGCTCCTTGCGCTTGGCGTTCAGCTCTCGGTTGCGAGCTGCGATCTCGGCCCTACTCATCTTCTTGGGCGGCTGCTGCTTGATGTTGCAGATCCGAATGAGGGTGAACAGGCGGTTGAGGTTCCACTTGTCACACTCGAACGGGATGTTGAAGACCGTCATCCAGTAGTAGATGAGCTCGGAGGTGATGGTCTCGCTGGTCTTGGGTGCTCCTGGATCATCTGTGAACCAGGTAGCGGTCCGCTTGGAGTCGACGTAGGCGTTGATCTCGTCGACGTTCGACTGAGAGAGGTGGTGGAGAGCCTCCGGAGCATGATCAGGGTCGATACACATGCACCGGATGTAGAAAAGCACCTCTTCCTCTGACTTCGGATCCTTGCCAAGGAAGGGCTTTTCGAACTTTTCCTCCCATTTTGACAAGGAAGAGAGGGAATGCTCCAGCCGCAGGGGCACGCCACCGCTGACCGTGAATTCCTGCTTGCCTTCATCGAACATCTGGGTTTCCCCGACGTTGATTGTGAGCATTCCCTCTCCTTTCCTCGAGCGACTACCGGGTGGTCCTCGCCGACCTAGTAGTCGTACGTCCAGTCGTCGTCGCCCGTCAGGACGTAGCCCGACTGGGCCTCGGCCGTGACGTTGGCGGTCTCGCCGACGCCGAGCGCGGGCTGCGCGCCGGCGGACTTGTTGACGCCGTTGACCTTCCACTGCACGCCCGTGACGGCCGGCAGGGTGACGACGTGCGTTCCGGCGTTGTACGTCGGAGCGTTGGCGCCGGTGGTGCGAACTGCGGTCGGGGCCGCGCCCTGGAACAGGTCGATGACCTCGTCCGGCTGGGGCAGACGCGGATCGGTCGACTCGTCGCCGTACAGGATGGCGAGCAGGTCGGCGAGCGCGTCGGCGTCCACCTCGGTGGAGTCGACCACGAGCAGGGAGGTCGGCTTGAAGTCGGTGACGGGCACCGGCGTCGTGCTGACGTCCCAGGAGAACGTGATCGCCTCGGGGCTGTCGTTGATCGTTCCGTAGGCCTTCTCCGACGGCGACGCCTGGCACCCGTACAGCAGGTGCAGCTTGTAGCCGTGGTCCGTGCCGTCGATGTCGTTGCCGACCACCGTGCGGTAGCAGAGCCCGAAGACCTTGCGTCCCTGCTGGCCGATCAGGACACCGGGGCTCGGCGTCTCGGTGCCGTCGCACTGCGCGAAGGCGTCCGGGTACGTGAAGGCCTCGACCGTCGCGCCGAACTCCTCGGCGGAGATGAGGTTCAGGTACTTGATGTTGTCCGCGAACTGCGGGTTGCTCTCCGCGCCGGAGGGCGTCTCGGTGACGGTCACCAGACCGTTCCAAGCATGCCCCTCGACGTAGTCGCCGCCTGCGTCCGGGATGTAGAGGACCCCGTGGTCGACGCCGGTCTCGAAGAGACGCTCGCCAACCTGGTCCCAGGTCACTGCGGTCATGCTGTTCTTCCTTTCTTCAGAAGAAGAGGTTGAAGACGTAGTGGTTGAGGTCTCCCGCCATGAATGTCCGGACAAACCGGCATGTCGGAAGGTCTTCCACCTTGTCTGGGAGATCGCTGTCTGGGTTTCGGTCTATGACCGTGACTTGATACCGCTTGGATCGGAAATATGGCCGATCGTCGGCATGTAGGGTCTGACTGCCATCGCGTTCGTACACGATGCAGGGATACTCCATCGCCAAACCTGCCGGCGGCTGGAAGTACACCTTTACTCCGAATCCCTCAAGGAGACTCTGGAGGTCCAGGCGTGGGGCCATTGTACACCTCCCCAATCCCTAGGATCAGACGAGGGTGCTGCACTTCGGCCGAGCTAACGGCCCACAGCACCCCCATCCATTCCAAATATCGGATGGCAGTGATGTTGCCGCGTGCGTACTCGTCAGCAACGATGCTGATTGAGACCGCTACGGCGACATCTTTGTTGACCTTCTCTGCCTCGACCAGCTGACGCGTGTTCCGAACCACATCACCGAAATATGAGTACTCGGTGATGGTGTCCGTGTACACCCCAGCGGGACCTTCCACGGCTACGCCGAACCCGACCTTGCCGTGGAACCGAGCCACAGGCCTGGGACTACGGGGTGTCGGGGACGAGAACCAGCGCGGACCTGATCTTCGTGAGAGCGCCCGAGACGCGGGTCTCCATCAGGTACTTGTACTGGTTGTAGTCGATGTCGAAGTCGTCGAACATCGAGATGTCGCCACCTCGGTCGGCGCCGACGACGTAGTCCTGCAGGTTGACGATGATGCCGAGGACGTCCGTGTAGGACTCCATGACCTCGACCGTCACGATCGACGAGACGCCGAGCTCCGCCGCGAGGTCGGAGGCCGTACGCCAGAGGCGCCGACCGACCTGGTCGCGGGTGAGCAGGAGCTTCGTCAGGACCGGCAGCGTCGTGTAGAGCGTCGGGGAGCCGGAGCCCTTGTACGCGCTCATCTGGAGCATGAGGGCGTCGACGAAGGCTGCCGGATCCGTGTTCAGCAGCTCGTCGTCGAGCGTGATCTTGTGGGCGTACAGGTCGTCGTCGTTCGCGATGGAACGGATGCCCGCTCCCTCGGTCGCGCCGGCGGGGTCCTTGATCTTGTCCTCGTCGTCCACGTCGCGGCCGTCGCCGACCAGGATCGCGCGCGCGAGCTCCTCGTCCAGCATGAGACGCATCTCGCCCTTGAGCCAGGCCACCACGTCGAAGTCCGTGATGTCGATGATGTCGTCGCGGTCGAGCTTCTGCTTCTTGTAGACCGTGCTGGGCGTGGTGATGCGCTTGACGAGGCCGAAGAACTCCTCCTTCTTCATGTTGCCCTTGATGTAGCCGAGGGCACGGGCCTCTTCGACCGTGATGTCCGCCACGATCGACTTGATCCGGCTGAACGGGCTGTGCCGCGTGCCGTTGAGCACCGACTTCACCCACTCGACGCGACGCTGGTCGAACTCGGGCGTGCTCGTGAGCGTGCGCGCGTCCGGGAACAGGATGTCGATGTCGTTGATGCCGTGCTTGAGGGCGTAGGCGTTGACGGCCTCCTTGAGGGAGCCCATCTTCGTCGCGTCAGCGACGATGCCCTTGATCGCGTCGTGGGACAGCTCGTGCTTGACCGGCTTCTCGTCGCCGGCGCCGGCGTTCGCTGCCTCGAAGACGTTCCGCTTCATGGTTCGTCCGTCCTTGTTGTCGGCTCCGGTTGCGGAGTGGGTTGCGGTGTCGGGGTCCTCGTCCTCCTCGTCCTCGTCGTCGTTGGCCTCGAGGGCCTCGCCGACGAAGAAGTGGACGACCTGCTTCTGCTCGGGGCTCATGGCGTCGTAGACGTCCTGAACCGTCTCGCCGTCGTCGTCCAGGTCGTCCCGAGAGGGAACCGTTGCCGGCTTCCCGGGAACGCCGATCTTGTCACCGTGCACCAGCTCCTCGCCGGTGTAGATGACGGCCTCGTCCTCGATCTCGACGAGCTGACCATCAGCGTGCTGCAGCTCGATGTGATCGATGAGGGCGCCGGGGTTGGCGCCTGCGAGCACGAGGGAGACCTCGCGGATGATGCCGTGCGAGACCTGCTTCGACTTCTCGATCAGCTGGTTGGCGAAGATCGAGAGGTAGTTGATGTCCTTGTGCTCGACGAGCTCCTTGGCGTTCTTGGCCTGCTGGGTGCTGTTGAAGTACCCGTAGGCGTAGACGCCGTCGTCCCGATGCTCGAGGACGGTGTGACCCAGAACGTTCTCCGGGTTGCTGTGGCCGTGCTGCCACACGAGGGGGACCTGGGCCTTGTCCTGGTGCGCGAACGCCCCGGGAAGGATGGTCCGCCCGTCGGTGCACTTGAGGTTGGCCTTGGTGGCCCAACCGCCGAAATCCGGCTTCACGATCGCCGGCTCGGTCGAGTGCTTCAGGCTGTTCTCCGGCGAGAGGTCACCGAAGTCCAGACGGGACTTTTCTCCCATTTTGACAGTTCCTTTCCTATTTGGATCTTCGATCCTCAGCCGGTTGGGGCCGGGACGTTGTCGACGTTGCCGTGACCGTTACTGGACGTTCCTCCTCCGTCTTTCGGGATTGGAACACCAGTATCGCCTTGCGGCATGTTCGAGTTGATCAGCTGATCCGCCTTCTTGTCCTTCGAAGGCTTCCACCCGATGACTTGCCGCAGCTCGTTAGAGGTAGCGATCTCGTTTCGGGCGAGCTTGTCGGCGATGTCGGCGATTCCGCCTTCTCCGCCGAGAGGGATGAGCTTCAGGCGATTGCTGAAGTACATGACCGTCTGCTTCTGTGTACGAGCCGTCTTGGTGAGGAACGTACGGCGCATCGCTTCCACGATGGCGTCCGCAATCGGCTCGATCGTACGGTTCAGGTAGTTCAACATCGTCTTCTCGTCGGCGGTCCCGTTCATGACCTCCGGCGTTAGGCCAAGCTGTGTATAGAGGAGATCGACCAGGTACTCGACCTGGGCCATGAGGTTGTTCTCGGCCGGTCGGTTGAGCTGCGTCACCTTCTCGGTTCCGTCTGTGTAGGCGATGCCGTACTGGCTGCCCTTCAGCTGGAACTCGACATCCTTCCGACGCTGCTCAGCCTGCTGACGTCGTGCTTCGGACTTGATCACGTAGGGGAGCTGGATGATGAGGTCGAGCTTGCCCGATGCGGACTGCTCGTCGACGGAGTCCAGCAGGTTCAGCTTGCGGATCAAGCGCTGAAGTGTTGAGTTCGGCTCGTTCATCACCGAGTAGAGGGGATTCTCCACGATGGCAACGGCCGATTTGGGAAGGGTGATCTCTTCCCGCACACCGCGAGCTTCGTTGTACACGTTCACGCGCACGTGCTTCGGGTACCACATCGTGACGTCGCCGACACGCATGGTCTGGATGTCGAACCCGCCCGATTCCTTCGGACTGATCGACGTGTCGACAGGAACGATGGCAGCGATGCCCTTGTCGAAGAGCGTCATCGCGATGTCCTGTCGGAAATGGCGAGCGGCCTGATCGATGTTGGCCTCGAGCGTGAGACAGTTGTTGAGACCGCTGTCCATGTCCTCCAGATAGCGGCCATCGTCGTCCACGCGCACGTGCTTGATCTCGATCGCCGAGACATCGATGCCGAGGCGGCTGTAGATCGAGGAGATGATCGATCGCTCGTTCGAGAAGAACGGTCGCCGGGCGTCGGGACGGCCGAAGCCTTGCCCGTACTCTCCGCCATACGTCTTGAGTGGAGAGTCCGCACTGGCAAACGCGTTCCAGGCGTGCTTCAGCCTGTCTGCTACACCCATACCTCACCTCCTTTCATTCGAACGCCTCAGTGTTGATCTTGTAGGCCACGTAGGCGTCCATGAGGGCGGCCACGTTGTCGATCTTCTCGTCCATCCGCTTCTTCAGGAGCTTCCGGTTACCGTTCGTGTCCTCGATGGTGATGGCATTACCCATCGCGAACTGCATTAGGAGCTCATCGAAGATCAGCAAGCGCTGTTCGCTGAGAATCTTGAGCTCGCCAAGAGGAACAGACTC